GGAAGCCCCCGGATCGAAACTTCGAAAAGCCAAGGAAAAAGGAGTGCAAATTTTAGAGTCTGCACAATTTATGGAAATGATATGAGGTATCAGATCACTTGTTCGAATTCGATTCGAAATTATGACCCACACAATCTTTATCAAGAGGTTGGGATTGTGTGGGAAAAAATGGAAGGAAACCAATTGTGGTTTGTGAATGAGAACCTTTCTTTTGTGGAAATCACAGAACTTGATGATTTAACTAAACTACAAAAACAGGCTTGGAACCAGCCGTTGATTCTACGGAAACACAAAATAGAAATTTACGATGGATATATAGAATAAAAACTTCTTACAAAGGTTCCTCATGGTTTTAGTAGATTTTAACGGCATTTTTATTTTACATCTCATGAAATCGTTGTCGGCTGATCCCACGGCATCAATTGAGCCAGATTATGTTCGACCAATAATTTTGAATTCTTTGGTTCGCATCAATCAAAAATTTCGTCACGAGTTCGGGGAAATGGTCATTTGCTGTGATGACAATTCTTCCTGGAGAAAGAAATTCTTCAAACACTACAAAGGCAATCGGAAGAAACAACGCAAGAAATCGAAGTATGATTGGCGGCTAATCTTCGATGTCCTGGAAACTCTACGAGATGAGTTCAAAGAGAATTTGCCTTACAAGTTGGTTTTAGCTTCTTGGGCTGAGGCTGATGATGTGATTGCGGTTCTCTGTAAACAGTCTCAGGAAAAATTCATCAAACAGGGATTGGTACAAACCCTCGAAAAAGTTCTTATCGTTTCCAGTGATAAAGATTTTATTCAGCTACAGAATTATTCAAACGTCCAACAATATTCTCCCTACCACAAAGAGTTCCTGACTCACGATGATCCTAAAACTTATCTGAAGGAACACATCATTCGGGGTGATGCAACCGATGGAATCCCCAACATGCTGAGCCAAGACAATGTGTTTATGTGTGATGAGTTGAGACAGAAAACGATTTGGACCAAGAAGCTGGAGGTTTGGATTGAGCAACACCCAGTGAATTTTTGTTTGGAGATTGCCCAAGAGTGGTGTTCCAAAGACAAAGATTTGGATGAGGAAAAAGAACACAACCGATTGCTTAAGAATTGGAAACGGAACAAAATTTTAATTGACCTAAATAGCATTCCTCGAAGTATCGAGAAAGCTATCTTCGAGAGTTTCCAAGAGGAGCCCAAAGGGAAGAAAGCAAAGATGCATATGTATTTGGGTCAACATGGTTTGAATAAATTGATGGATAAAATAGGAGATTTTTAGTGGTCCAGAAAAGATTATATTTAGGGGAAATTCTAACGGCTGTCTGTAAAGAGAAAAAACGGAAACTGAAAATTCAAATTTTGCAAAATTATGATCAGCCCCGGCTACGCAAATATTTCGAATATCTTTATGATGAGAAAATCGTTTTCAATCTTCCGAAGGATATTCCCTACGAAGAAAGTCGGTTGAGTTATGGGGTTTCTTTTGCTGATTTCTTTCACTCAATGCCAAAGATGTATATGTTTATCGATGGTCAATACCCAGAAAAATTTAATGAGGGGCGGCGACATCTGAAGTTTACCCAACTTTTAGAATCCTTTCCACCCGAGGAAGCAAAGTTGTTGGATTTGCTACGGAACAAGAAAACGATGAAAGGGATCACCCGGAAGTTGATTGAAGAAGCTTTTCCGGGATTGTTGCCCGTGATAAAAAAATGAAAACAAGATTAATCTTTGAAGCTGAAAATTTAGAAGACTCCAAAGACATTTCGAAAATTTTTCAATTTCGAAAATACATAAGTGTCATTCAAGATTTGGACGCATTTTTAAGAGCCCAAATTAAATATGGTGATCGCCACGAATACCAACCCATCCGAGATAAATTGTGGGAACTGATCAAAGAAGAAGAAATTGAAAACATGATGGAATAAATACTCCGGGGTAGCTTAATTGGACAAGCATTTGGTTGTTACCCAAAAGATTGCACGTTCGAGCCGTGCCCCCGGAGCCATATTTTTAAATAGCCCAATACTTCTCATAGAGGGCATCGATTTCTTCAGCCAGTTCATTCAAAGATTTCAGAAATTCATCTGAATCAGTTGGTGGAACCCAAGTGAATCTAAAAGAAATTGCACAAGACCGAACCGCCCCTTCCGATTTAATCCCGGTCAAATCGTCTGAAAACCGAATTACATTTGTTACGATAGCTATTCCCCCAACTCCATTTGCATCAGCCCCAATTTGATTCGAGGCAACACGCTTACACAATTGAGCCAAAAGAGCCGGAATATAATAAACCAAATCTTGACCCCGATCCAACTGGGGTTCTTCTTCTTCGGTTTCGGTGGGCAAAAGAAATCCTTTCTTTAAAATTTTCTTCAGGGCTTGAGTTGATGATTTTCTCTGGTCAAGTGTTGTCATTTCTAAATTCCTTACTTAATAGTCGTTGCTATAAAATTCTTTCTGAATTTCTTCTTTCTTCGTTTCGGCAAGTTGTCTCGTTCGGTTCAAAGCGAGTTTCGTGAGAACCATCATTGCTGATGTTTCATAAGCTTCGGCTTCCGCTTGAGAAACCGCCGCTTCTTTTTCGCGTTGATGAAATGTGTGGTGGATATGCTCAGCTTTAGCCACTCCAATCTTCCGGGCAAAATATTCGATTAATTGTGGAGTATTCATTTTCATTTCGTTAGTATTCCTTATCTTTTTACCGGGATTTCATCAACATCGAATGGTGGGGGGCAAAATTTTTCAGAAGCTTCCCACTCGGCCTGTTTCTTTGCATTGAATTCTCGCAGTTCACGACTCTTGATTTCGGCCAGTTCAAACTCACATTCGTAAGCTTCTTGATTCCGAACCAAATCCCAAGATGCTTGAATTTCCAAAACTTTTACCATCTCGTTCAACTCAGAAATGCTTTTTCCCCGGCAATCTTCCTGGATTGCATCGATTTCCATTTCCATCTCTTCTCTTGCTTTGTCCCAACTCATGCTTTCTCTCCGTTTTTGCGTTTCTCTTCTCTCTTGTCTTTAAGATAGCATACTTTCTAAAATTTAGCCATACATTTTTCTGATTTTGTCTGCGAATTCCTTTGCGTTCCTTTTCGTTGCTTCGTCGACCATTTCCCAAAAAGACTTGAAATCAGCAGCTTCGAAAATTTGTTCGGCGGCTTGAACGATGGCTTCCATTTCCGCTATCTCTTTTCGAATTTCCTTGTCTGTTTTAATTTCCTTCTCTCGTTCAATACGGGCTGTTGATGTCCCAACAATATTGGCCATTTTAGTCATGATTTTTTTGGTGATGTATTGTTATTTAATGGTTTCTTTGTCG